TCGGTGAAAGAATACATTAAGATTAACGTGGTGTCTACAGAAACCGTCAAGCTTTGAAACCTGCATAGCCAGTCTTATTGGCTATGACATTATTATACTAGTGAGGTGATGCTATGGCAAAGGACGGAACCATTCGTGGTGGTGCTCGAGTGGGAGCAGGAGCAAAAAAGAAGCCCTTAGCGGATAAAATCATGGAAGGGAACCCAGGTGGAAGAAAGCTAACCGTCATCGAGTTTAACAACACTGCAGATTTAAAAGGTCTCTCCATGCCTGAACCCAACAAAATGCTGGAAGCCATTCAGAAAGATGGCAAAGCACTCATTGCCGGAGAAATCTTCAAAAATACGTGGCAATGGTTAAACGAACGCAATTGTGCGGCGCTGGTATCGCCACAGTTGTTGGAGCGGTACGCCATGAGTGTAGCTCGATGGATTCAATGTGAAGAGGCGGTTACCGAGTATGGTTTCTTAGCAAAACACCCGACAACCGGAAACGCGATACAAAGTCCGTATGTGGCAATGGGACAGAACTACATGAGCCAGACCAACCGTCTCTGGATGGAGATCTTTCAAATTGTTAAAGAAAACTCTGTCGGGGAGTATAGTGGAAATAATCCACAAGATGACGTCATGGAGCGTTTGCTTACAGCAAGGCGAGGGAAATAAGGAGTGATGAAAATATGCTAACTTACAAAACCGCAGAAAGCGTGTGCATGGGCCATCCGGATAAGCTCTGTGATCTCATTGCAGATAGTATCTTAGATTCTTGCTTGCGAGAGGATCGTGCTTCCAGAGTTGCCTGTGAAGTAATGGCGACAAAAGGTAAGATTGTCGTAGCGGGTGAAATCACCTGTAGCGCGAAAGTCGATATCCGATACATCACGAGAAGTGTCTTAAGAGATGTTGGATACAATCCCAGAGAATTCGATGTTCTTGTCTTTGTCCATCAGCAGAGTGCAGACATCTCCGCCGGAGTCGATCAGGCTTTGGAAGCTCGAGCCGGACTAACCGAACCGTATAGCACCCTGGGTGCCGGAGATCAAGGGACAATGTATGGCTATGCATGTATCGAAACCTTGGAGCAGCTACCTCTTCCCATTGTCTTGGCTCACCGGTTAGTTCAACGCATCGACAGTTGTCGCAAGGGTAATCTAATCAAGGGAATCAAACCGGATGGCAAAGCTCAAGTAACAGTGGAGTACGTAAGCGGTAAACCAAAAAGAGTCAAGACCATCGTCATTTCCGTGCAGCACGATCAGGATAAAACTTTGCCCGAGTTGAAAGCAGATATCCTCACCCAGGTCTTATGGCAGTGCTTTGAAGATTTCCCTTTTGACGAAAACACTGAAATCCTGATCAATCCCGCAGGGAGATTCGTTGAGGGTGGACCGGCAGCAGACACTGGACTGACCGGTAGGAAGATCATGGTCGACACTTATGGTGGCTTGGCATCACATGGTGGAGGTGCTCTATGTGGCAAAGACCCCACCAAGGTTGATCGAAGCGGAGCTTACATGGCACGTTATATCGCTAAGAATATTGTTGGGAGCGGTCTTGCTACAGAATGCGAGGTCGCTATTTCTTATGCCATTGGTAAAGCCAATCCGGTCGCTATCAATGTGACATCCTTCCAAACCAGTAAACTTACAGATGAACAGCTCGCTGATGTTGTCAAAGAAGTGTTCAATCTCCGACCGGCAGCTATGATCGAGAAGTTGCGTTTAAGAACGCCCTTCTATGTGGACACTTCCACCTATGGACACTTCAACTCTATCTTGTTTCCCTGGGAGCAGGTGAACATGACAACAGAGTTGAGAAAGGTAGCAAGCAAATATGCAGATTGAAAAACTAAAGATTGAACAGCTCCTCCCAGCGGAATACAATCCCAGAAAAGACTTGAAACCTGGGGATGCAGAATATGAAAAGCTAAAACGCTCTATTCAAGAGTTCGGGTATGTTGAACCCATTATCTGGAATAAAAGCACTTCTCGTGTTATAGGTGGCCACCAGCGACTTAAAATCTTACTTGATTTAGGGTATACAGAAGTCGAGTGTGTGGTGGTAGACATGAGCGAAGAGAAAGAAAAAGCGCTCAACATCGCACTCAACAAGATCAGCGGCGCTTGGGATCAAGAGAAACTTGCCCTCCTGATTACCGATCTTCAAGGGGCCGACTTCGATGTCTCCCTCACCGGTTTTGACCTTACTGAGTTGGATGACCTGTTTAAAGATTCACTCAAGGATGGAATCAAAGACGATGACTTCGATGTCGAATCGGAACTCAAGAAACCAGCGATCACTAAATTAGGAGATACCTGGAGATTGGGACTGCACCGAATGGTGTGTGGTGATTCAACGAAACAAGAAACCTTCACCCAACTCATGGATGGCAAGCAAGCAAATCTGGTCGTTACCGATCCACCCTACAATGTGAACTATGAAGGCACAGCCGGGAAGATCAAAAACGATAACATGGGAAATGAAGCCTTCTATCAGTTCCTGTTGGAGTCGTTTCAGAACATAGAAGCTGTCATGACGAAGGATGCCTCGATTTATGTATTCCACTCCGATACGGAAGGATTGAACTTCAGAAAGGCCTTCTCGGATGCGGGCTTCTACCTTTCTGGCACCTGCATCTGGAAGAAACAATCTTTAGTGCTTGGACGTTCTCCTTACCAATGGCAGCACGAGCCAGTGCTCTTTGGGTGGAAGAAAAGCGGTAAGCATAACTGGTATGCCGATCGCAAACAAACCACCATCTGGGAGTTTGAAAAGCCCAAAAAAAACGTAGACCACCCAACCATGAAACCTGTCGCTTTGATTGCTCACCCCATCCTCAATAGCAGCTTATCCAACTGCATCGTGCTTGATCCGTTTGGTGGGAGTGGCTCGACCTTAATTGCCTGTGAGCAAACCGGACGAATCTGTCACACCATTGAGCTAGACGAGAAATACTGTGATGTCATCGTTAAGCGCTATATCGAGCAGGTTGGAGGCTCTTCTGGTGTGTTTCTTTGCAGAGATGGTATCGAATACTGTTTTGAGGATATCTCGAAACTGGAGAATGAATAAAAAATGACTTGCTATTTACAGAGTTTAGAGTGATAGATAGGACACCAAAACGAAAGGTGTGAAAACCATGAGGATTCAATACCCTATCACAGGAGCAAAACGTAAAGGGCTGGTCACTGTCCTTGAGTTAGAACTTAACACGATCTCTAAGTATCTGGGAGCACCAAGCTTCGCCTACGAGATCGGGGATTACCGAGTCGAGAAAGATGGAACTGTAATCGGACCAGATAACCCCGGTCTGGTTTCTGACCTTTGTGGGTTGCATGACTTTGAAGCCACCTCAGTGGAGTACGAGAACCTATCTGAACCACCAAAACCAGAGATTGCAGAGCTTCCCATTCCCTACGAAGCAGCGCTTGGCGGTAGGGTTAGTCCTTATCGGGATTACGATGAACCTCCTGCCTATCTAACTCCCACTGATCTAAGTGTTGAAATTCAGTTGAACAATTTTCCAGAAGAGGCTTTTATCAACCTCCAACGATTGGTCGCGAGTAAAGAGACTCTGATTAAGAAAGCGCTGGGAGTAAGTTCTTTGCCAATTGAACGAACCGTAACATCTTTACGATTTGCTTGGTTCAAGTTGGAGCCGGGGAACGAAGCGGTTTCCTCCAACGCAGCAATTCACTTTGTGAACGGACTCTGCCAATTGGCGAAAAGCCAAAAGAGAGTCAATGATACCGAGAAGTCGGTAGAGAACGAGAAATATGCTTTTCGTTGTTTTCTCCTCCGCTTAGGATTCATTGGCCCAGAGTTCAAGAATGAACGAAAACTTCTCCTTTCCAAACTATCCGGCAATTCCGCATTCAGGAACAAAGAACAGGAGGTAGAAGTAGATGAATAGATTTCCCTCCAGAGATACAGTAGAACGAATCAGAAAAGACTTTCCTCCTGGCACGCGTGTGCAGCTTTTGAAAATGGATGATCCTCAAGCTCCACCAATTGGCTCCTTGGGAACGGTCATCGCGGTCGATGACATTGGTAGCATCTTGGTGAAATGGGACTGTGGTAGCTCTTTGAATGTAGCCTACGGCGAGGACTTATGTAGAAAGGTTGAACTTCAATGACCGAAGTCATTAAGAAACAAATACTGGATATTCGCGATTCTGGTGAAACCAACATGTTCGATGTATCAAGAGTCAGAATCATCTCGCTGCGTAAAGGATATTTCGAGCTGTTGGAATTTCTCGAAAACAACAAAAATGCTTATGTGCGATTTATCTTGACCGGAGAGGAAAAGTAGAACACAACCTAAACTAAACAGGGCTTTAGCAAGCTCTGTTTTTTTAATGCTCGGAAGGAGGAACACAGCCATACGTAAGCTCAAAAGATACAAACCGACCCGCTTCAAAGCGGCAGATTCGGTCTATAATAAAGCTGCTGCCGATTTCGCTGTTACCTTCATCCAATCTTTGTCTCACACCAAAGGGACCTGGTCCGGAAAACCTTTCGAGTTGATTGATTGGCAGGAGCAGATCATCCGAGATGTCTTTGGCACTCTGAAAAAGGATGGATATCGGCAATTCAATACAGCATATATTGAGATACCGAAGAAAATGGGGAAACAGCTTGCTTTGGATACTCCAATACCTACACCCGATGGTTGGAAGCAGATGGGGGAACTACAACCAGGAGACTTGGTTTTTGATGAAACGGGAAATCCCTGCCAAGTCCTAGCCTTGAGCCCTATTGATAACACTGAACAAGCATATCGACTAACCTTCGGTGACGGTAGCTTCATTGTGGCAGGTGCAAGACACCTCTGGAATGTTCAAGTAAACAACAATCAAAGAAGACCTGCCTTAATAGAAACGCAAGAAATGTATGAATCCTTTCTTGCTTATCGCGAAAAGCACAAAAACAAGCCTTTCCGATCTCTATACAGAATACCGGTCACACAAGCTTTAAAGCTAAAAGATGCAGAATTGCCGGTTGACCCCTATCTCTATGGTTACTGGCTTGGAAATGGGTGTGCTACCAAACCGGAGATCACGATACGCACCTGTGATGTATCTGGCGTTCTCAAAAGGATACCCTACGAGATTTCATCTGTTTGGAAGAATGTTGGCGACAGTGTGATTTTTCGTATTCCCATTCTGAAAACCATCTTGCTGACTTCCTTCCGTGATAAACAGATACCAAGTCTATACTTAAGAGCGTCACGAGCACAGCGCTTGGAACTTCTGCAAGGGTTAATGGATTCCGATGGTTGCATTAGTAAGGTGAGAGCCCAGAGCATCTATGTCAGCACTCAGAAACAACTCGCGTTGGATGTAAGAGAGCTTCTCTGGAGTCTTGGCATCAAGAACTCTATGACAGAGCATCCATCTTTACGCTATAATAAGCCAACCGGTGAAACGCTATACACGATTCGATTCACCTCATTTACCCATTTGCCAGTTAGCAAGCTTAGCAGAAAGCTATGCAACAGAAAAGCATCTGCCTTTGTGCCTACACGCTCCAATTTCCACTATATTCATTCCATCGAACCTCTCAATGAAAAGGTAGCGATGAGGTGTATCCAGGTCGATTCTTTGTCTCATCAATACTTGGTCGGGCCATCGATGGTGCCAACGCACAACTCGGAGCTAGCGGCGGCAGTAGCCCTGTTACTCACCTGTGGGGACAACGAAGAACGTGCAGAAGTCTATGGCTGTGCCGCGGATCGAAACCAAGCCTCTATCGTGTTCAATGTCGCTGCAGATATGGTGCGCATGTCCCCGGCCCTTTCCAAGCGAGTGAAAATCCTGGATTCGATGAAACGTTTGATCTATCAGCCAACGGGAAGTATTTATCAGGTGCTCTCCGCTGATGTCAGTAATAAGCATGGGTTCAATACGCACGGTGTGGTCTTTGATGAATTGCACACTCAACCCAATCGGAAGCTCTTTGATGTCATGACCAAGGGTTCCGGTGATGCGAGAACTCAACCACTCTATTTTCTGATTACCACAGCCGGAGATAACCAAAACAGCATATGCTGGGAGGTGCACCAGAAAGCTTTGGATATCATCGATGGCAGAAAGACCGATCCAACCTTCTATCCGGTCATCTATGGCGCCGCAGTTGAAGATGATTGGACGGACCCGAGAGTCTGGAAGAAAGCGAATCCCTCTCTGGGCATCACTGTTACCATGGATAAGGTGAAAGCGGCGTTTGAATCGGCTAGGCAGAACCCCGCCGAAGAGAATAGTTTCCGGCAGCTTCGCTTGAACCAGTGGGTGAAACAAGCTGTACGTTGGATGCCGATGGAGAAATGGGATGCTTGTGCTTTTGCGGTTGATCCTGAAAAGCTGCATGGACGAGTTTGCTATGGTGGATTGGACTTATCCAGCAGCACCGATATCACTGCATTTGTTTTGGTGTTTCCTCCCCTAGATGAAGAGGACAAGTATCATATCCTGCCATATTTCTGGATGCCGGAAGACAATATCGATCTTCGTGTTAAGAGGGACCATGTGAACTATGATGTTTGGAAAAAACAAGGTTATCTCATGACCACTGAAGGGAATGTTGTGCATTACGGTTTTATTGAAGCTTTTATTGAGGAGTTAGGGATGAAATATAACATTCGAGAGATTGCCTTTGACCGGTGGGGCGCGGTGCAGATGACCCAAAATTTAGAAAACCTTGGCTTTACGGTGGTACCGTTCGGCCAAGGTTTTAAAGATATGTCTCCTCCAACGAAGGAGTTAATGAAACTGACGTATGAACAAAAGATCGCACATGGCGGTCACCCGATTCTGCGATGGATGATGGATAACATCTTCGTTCGCACAGATCCGGCAGGAAATATAAAAGCAGATAAGGAGAAATCCACGGAGAAAATTGATGGTGCTGTAGCAACCATCATGGCTTTGGATAGAGCGATACGGTGTGGAGCGGGAAGTCTGGAGTCAGTTTATAATGAGAGAGGATTATTAATACTATAAGAATGTTATTGTTCAATCGTTTAATGGGAACTGCTTATGCTTCGAATACAAAAATGTCTTTCCCTTGAGCCTTTCCTAACAGCAACCGATCATCTGCTTTCTTTATTGTGGATTCATAATCAGCATTTGGCTCGTTATGAGCAATTCCAATGGTAATTGTGATGTGAATTGTTGTTTCCTCGAAGTTGAAATTTGTCGATTTTACCTTCAACAACAGCTCAGTTGCCAAAGCAGTAATTTCTTTATTGCTTCGGCCAAAAACAATTAGCATGAACTCCTCTCCGCCCCAACGTACAGCATAATCGGAATCCGATATTGATTCCTTCAAAATACTCGCAGTCTTCTCGAGAATCGAGTCACCAACTACATGACCATAAGTGTCATTAATTTTCTTAAACAAATCAATATCACAAATGAGAACGTGAAATTCTTCTGGCTTATTTGTTGTACTTCCAAAGGTTTCGTGTAAAAAACGCCTATTATATAATCCAGTAAGAGAATCCGTATTTGCTGCTTTATCAAGCTGAAGATTTGCTTTGCTCAACTCTTTATTAATTAGATCAAATCTTAGGCTGAACACAAATACACTTAAGAATAGCATAACCATTATTTCGAAGGAATTTATTAACTCTATTACTTTGCTCGCTTGTTCGCTAACTATATTGCTTGGCTGCACAGAATGATTTATATGAATAAAAAGGAAGCGACTAAAAAAAACCATAAGCAATGTAGCACTCGCAATATGAAAAGTTCGATTATTATCCTGGACGGTAGAATGAGCTAAAACTAAGCTAATTGGTATAAGTGTGAACAAGTAATTCTGAAACCCCAATCTCTCGTCTAAACAATATGCTGAACCAATTAGTGACGCAATTCCGTATGTAAGAACGATAAAGTGTATAGCTGTTGTATTCTTCTTATCTCCAGAAATACCTGCGAATACACAGAGTATGAAACCTATGATGTTGATGATAAGCAGGGGATAAACTTTCAAGAAGCTCATTACTAATATATTAATCCCAGTATGACATAAGGCTAGATAGCAAAACATTTGATAATACATATCATCATCAAAAGTGCTTATCCGTCGGATAAACATCTGTTGAATGAAATACAACTTATCGAACATGGACTTTTTCAAAGGTATCCCCCTTTCAGCAACGATCTCTGTGACGAGAATATTGTATGTATTCTATCATATATCATCTGCTGAGTAAAGCATAACTAGAACGAATACTTGTCCACAATATTAGAGAATTGATACCATTATCTATTATCTAGGTATCAAAAAAGAACAAGTTAGAACGCTAATTACAAATAGAGTTAAGGAGTGATGCCCATGAGAATCTTGCAAGATCTCTTCAGATCACGGGATAAACCGAAAGATACGCTCTCGGGAAGCAGATACAGCTTCTTTTTCGGAAACACCAGCGCTGGTAAACCGGTCAACGAGCATACCGCCATGCAAATGACTGCCGTTTATTCCTGTGTCAGAATCTTAGCCGAGACCGTAGCCGGATTACCTTTACACGTTTACCGCTATACAGATAACGGAGGCAAAGAAAAATACTGGCAACATCCTATCTACCGACTACTCCATGATGAACCCAACCCTGAAATGACTTCTTTCGCTTTTCGAGAGACCCTCATGAGCCACCTACTCCTCTGGGGTAATGCGTATGCACAAATTATCCGAAACGCACGAGGAGAGGTCATCGCTCTGTATCCATTAATGCCCAACAAAATCACGGTCGATCGCGATAGCAGCGGTCGACTTTTCTATTTGTATCGCAGAAACCCAGAAGACTTCTCCTCACAAGGCAACTCTAGCGAAGTCTACTTACAATCTTCAGATGTATTGCATATCCCTGGCTTAGGGTTTGACGGCCTCGTAGGCTATTCCCCCATCGCCATGGCCAAGAATGCAGTGGGCTTAGCCATTGCCACAGAAGAATATGGAGCTAAGTTCTTTGCCAACGGTGCAGCACCGGGTGGTGTTTTAGAACATCCGGGAGTCATAAAAGATCCACAAAAGGTCAAGGACAGTTGGAATACCGTCTATCAGGGAAGCGGTAATGCTCATAAAGTGGCAGTGTTAGAAGAAGGCATGAAGTACCAACCCATCGGAATCTCTCCAGAACAAGCACAATTTCTAGAAACTCGGAAATTTCAAATCAACGAGATCGCTCGCATCTTCCGTGTGCCACCCCATATGCTGGCGGACTTGGAGAAATCCTCGTTTTCCAATATCGAGCAGCAATCCCTGGAGTTCGTGAAGTACACCCTTGACCCATGGGTGGTTCGCTGGGAGCAAGCCATGTGCCGGACTCTGCTAACCGAGAGTGAGAAGTCCAAGGTTTTCATTAAGTTCAACGTGGATGGATTACTTCGTGGAGACTATGTTAGCCGCATGAATGGTTATGCCATAGCAAGACAAAACGGTTGGATGAGTGCCAATGATATCCGAGAACTGGAAAACCTCGACCGTATTCCTGCAGAACTCGGCGGAGATCTTTACCTCATCAATGGAGCTATGACCAAATTACAAGACGCAGGTGCTTTTGCCAAATCAAATGAAACGGAGGAAAGTGAATGAAGAAGTTTTGGAACTGGATCAAAAATGAAAATACAGCAGAACGAATCTTAACCTTGGATGGTGTCATCGCAGAAGAATCTTGGTTCGATGATGACATTACCCCGAAAGCCTTCAAAGCAGAGTTAAATGCTGGGGAGGGTGACATCGTCATCTGGCTCAACTCACCGGGAGGGGATTGCATTGCAGCAAGTCAGATTTACGCTATGCTCATGGACTACAAAGGCAAGATCACCGTCAAAATCGACGGTATCGCTGCTTCTGCTGCATCGGTCATTGCCATGGCCGGAACGACTGTTGAAATGGCCCCGACCGCCTTAATGATGATTCACAATCCTTTAACCGTAGCCATTGGAGATAGTGAAGAAATGCAAAAAGCCATCTCCATGTTAACCGAAGTCAAAGAAAGCATCATCAACGCTTACGAAATCAAAACTGGACAATCCCGCACCAAGCTCTCTCACATGATGGATGCTGAGACCTGGCTGAATGCCAACAAGGCTATTGAATTGGGTTTTGCAGATCAGATCATGGAAGATGAGAAGAAACGTATTCCCACAGAAGATGTTACCTACGCCTTCAGTCGCAGAGCCGTTACCAACTCTCTTTACTCGAAGCTCAAACCAAAACAGAATACTATCCCAATCGAGTCGCTGCTGAAGCGACTTTTTTTATTGCCACATTAAATAAATGGAGGGACAAAAATTATGAATCAAATCCTTAATTTACGTGAAAAGCGTGCCAAGACCTGGGAAGCAGCCAAAGCTTTCCTAGAAAGCAGACGTGGCACCGACGGGTTACTCAATGCCGAGGATGTTTCGACCTATGAGAAAATGGAAAACGAAGTGGTTGCTCTCGGTAAAGAAATCGACCGCTTAGAAAAGCAGGAAGCGCTAGATCGCGAACTTGCCAAACCACTCAACACTCCCTTAACCAATAGGCCTTTAACTCAAGGAACAGAGACCAAAACCGGACGGGCTTCCAATGAATACAAGAATGCTTTCTGGAATGCCATGCGCACTCGAGCCGGTGAAGGGTTAGACCCAGTAATTCGCAATGCCCTACAAGTCGGAACGGATACCGAAGGTGGTTATCTGGTTCCGGATGAATTCGAGCGAACTTTAGTAGAAGCATTAACCGAAGAGAACATCTTCCGGGGACTCGCTAAGGTAATTACCACTTCCTCTGGAGATCGCAAAATCCCGGTGGTAGCCTCGAAAGGAACCGCTTCCTGGATTGACGAGGAAGGCACCATCACCGACACGGACGATGCGTTCAACCAAGTCTCCATCGGGGCTTACAAACTCGCTACCATGATCAAAGTCTCAGAAGAATTGCTCAACGATAGTGCGTTTGTTTTGGAAAAGTATATTTCTACTGAATTCGCTCGTCGTATCGGTAACAAGGAAGAAGAAGCCTTCTTCATCGGGAATGGTTCCGGCATGCCAACAGGGCTCTTAGCCGCAACTGGTGGAGCACAGCTTGGGGTCACCGCAGCCAGTGCAACTGCCATTACCGTAGATGAAGTCTTAGACTTGTTCTACGCACTGAAAGCACCCTATCGTAAGAACGCCACCTTCCTCATGAACGACTCTACGGTGAAGGCTATCCGCAAACTCAAAGACGGCCAGGGCCAGTATCTATGGCAACCTTCTCTGCAAGCTGATACTCCTGACACCATCTTAAATCGACCGATCTATACTTCTGCGTATGTTCCAGCCATTGCCTCGGCAGCCAAGAGTATTGTTTTCGGTGATCTCAGCTATTACTGGGTTGCCGATCGTCAAGGACGTGTCTTCAAACGACTCAACGAATTGTTCGCTGTAACCGGTCAGGTTGGCTTTGTAGCGACTCAGCGGGTCGATGGCAAGCTCATCCTTCCAGAAGCAGTCAAGATCTTACAGCAGAAAGCTTAGTGGAGGTGCTTTCATGAGTTATAACGCAAAAAACTATACCGAACAAGGTGGAGAGAAAACTGTCATTGGTGGAAGCTTAGAAATCAAAGAGGGAGCCATCATCACGGGGCTCCCTACTCCGGTTCTTCCTATTGCCACAGAAACCGTGTTGGGCGGTATCAAGGCAGCAAGTAAAGCTGAAACGGATACCGTTCCTGTCAAAGTCGATGATGCTGGTCTCTTGTTTGTGCCAACCTATCCGAGTATTCCTGCAATTCCGGTGATGGACAATCAGGTGGATAGTGTGGCTACTGAAATCGCAGCGCTTGTCTTGGACTTTAATGCCCTACTGCTCAAACTAAAAACCAGTGGGCTTATGGTGGATGATCAAGAATAATACGAAGAGGAGGTGGCATGAGCATGAGCGTTTTGTTGGATAAAGTCAAAGCGAACTTAATTCTTGAACACGATCAGGATGATCAGCTGTTGGAAAGTTACATCACAGCAGCGATTTCCTATGCAGAGAGTTTCCAGCACTTCCCGTCAGGATATTATTCGGGAATGCTCATGCCACCTACGACTGAACAAGCGGTGATTATGTTAGCCAGCCATTTCTATGAATCCAGAGACGGCTCTACCGGGGGCTTCTTTGCCGATAATGTTCAAGCAGGACAGCAGGTATGGAATACCGTCAATCTACTCCTTCGCTTGGATCGGGATTGGAAGGTGTAGCATGAGCATTGGGAAAATGACCACCTCGATTGAAATTGTTCGTAGCACATATGTCAAAGATGCAGAAGGATTTTCTCAGCATGTAGATCAGACCCTAGCAGCCGTGAAGGCATATCGCGAAGGTCGGCACGGTAATGAGAAGTGGGCGAATCGATCGACGTTTAGTGAAGCTACCGACCTCTTTCGTTTTCGTGTTATTCCTAGAGTTAAGATTACCACAGAGTTGACTATTCTTTGCGAACAAGAGCGATATGAAATCACCTCAGCAGAAAACATTCGTAATCGAGGGATGTATTGGGAAGTTCTCACGAAAAAGGTGGTGCCATCCAGTGGCTAGAGTCGACTTCAAATTACCGGAGGACTTCCTCAAACGCTTATCTCACCTCGGGGAGAGAACCGATCGCATCATCCCTAAAGTCTTAGCAGCCGGAGCTGAAGTCGTAGAAAGCAAAGTTCGCAAGAATCTGCAAGGTGTGATTGGTAATCAGACCAAAGGCGAATCTCGGTCAACAGGGGAACTCCTAGAATCATTAGGAACCACTCAGTCAAGAATCGATCGAGATGGAAATTACAATGTGAAGATTGGCTTCTCCGAACCTCGTAAAGACGGATCAAGCAATGCCAAGATTGCCAATATTTTAGAATACGGTAGGAGCAATCAAGCAGCAAAACCCTTTCTGAAACCTGCCAAAACCAGTAGCCGAAAAGAATGCTTAGATACGATGCAAGAACAGTTTCAAAGGGAGTTGGAACAGATATGATTTTATTAGGAGAGCTGATCACCTTATTATCCCCTATACTCCCCATCGAAACCGGAACCTTCTCCCAAGCGCCTCCAGCTCACTATCTGGTTCTGACTCCTCTAACAGAAACCTTTCAACTCTATGCAGATAACCAACCACAACACGAAACACAAGAAGTTCGACTATCCCTCTTCGACCAAGGGAACTACACCACGGTTAAGAACCAGATCATCCACGCTCTGCTGAATGCAGAAATCACCATCACCGACCGCCGCTACCTAGGATATGAAGCAGATACCGGGTATCACCATTTCGTCATCGAGGTAGCGAAAGACTATCCATGGGAGGTATAACAATATGGCCACAATTGGCTTAGACAATCTCTTTTATGCCATGATCACAGAAGATACAAATGGCAATGAAACTTACGCAACTCCAATCCCACTAGCCAAAGCCATGACCGCGAATCTACAAATCAACACCATCGAAGGTAAACTCTACGCAGATGATGTGCTAGACACCCTCTTAAGAGAGTTCAGCGATGGCACGATCAGCTTTGGCATCAAAGACATCGGACCCACCATTGCTGCCGATTTGACCGGCGCGGTCTTGGATTCAAATGGGGTCTTGGTTTCGACCAACGACCAACAAGCAAGCCCGGTAGCGATTGGCTTTCGCTCCAAGAAATCCAGTGGAAAGTATCTCTACCTTTGGCTTTACCGAGTGATGTTTGGGATTCCAGCAGAAGCCTATGAAACCAAGGGTAACGCGATTAACTTTCAGACACCCACACTCGAAGGTGTTATCTTACGGCGCAATAAGTTGGATGGTTTAGGCAAACATCCCTGGCGAGCACAAGCTGATCAAGATAATTCGTCTATACCGAATCTGGTCTTCACAAACTGGTTCACATCCGTGTATGAACCGGATTACACTAGCGCACCGGTCATTCAAATCACGAGTCAGCCTGTTGCTTTAACGGAGTTTACAGAAGGGTCCATCAGTGGAAGCTTGTCGGTAACAGCGACGAGTACTGCCGGGACGCTGTCTTATCAATGGTTTGTCAATGCCCTGAATAGCAACTCGGGTGGAAGTGCGATCCCTTCAGCAACACAAGCCAGCTTCGCCATTCCAACCAGCTTAACCGAAGGAAGTTACTTCTACTATTGTGTGCTGACAGCGGGAGTGCGGCAAGTCACTTCCAACGTAGCTCAAGTAACAGTGGCAGGTGCATAACATGATCGATGATTCAAGAGTGACTTATCTCGTCTTAGGCAAAGAGAAGATTCCACTCCTTTTAACTCTGAAAGCAACCCGTGAAATTGCTACTCGATATGGTGGGCTAGAAGAACTGGGTAACAAGATGCTGGAAAGCATGGATTTGAACGGGATGATCGACGAGATCGTTTGGTTAATTGTTGTCTTAGCCAATCAGTGCATCCTCATCGAAAACCTGGAGAACAAAACCAATAAACCTCTGTTAACAGCAGACGAGTTGGAATTGAAGATGGACCCTTACGAAATGACCAGTTATCGTGAAGCGATTCTGGCTGCTTTACAAGCGGGTCAAAAGCAGCATGTGCAAAGTGAAGAAGAACCAAAAAACGCCTGAGCCGGGTAAGCGATTCTGAAACGTTTGCCCGGCTCCTCTTCTGTGGTGTTACCCAGCTCTTGCGTCCAGAGAGAGAAGTATGGCTGATGCCCCTAGGTCACTTACTGGACCAGCGTGAGATCTACGAGCAACTCCAAGGCTGGAAGAAACCGAAACAAGAGTTCTACATCGACAGTATTTTGAAAGATGTGCTGTAAGGAGGTGACGGGATGAGCGATCAGTTCGGAATCAAGATTGGTATCGAGGGTGAGAAAGAGTTTAAAGCTGCTCTGCGAGAAATCGATGCCAATTTCAAGGTGCTCAGCTCTGAGATGAAACTGACTCAGTCTCAGTTTGACAAAAATGATCAGTCCATGGCCGCCTTAACGGCTCGCAATCAAGTCCTAAACAAGGAAATCGATGCTCAGAAAGACCGATTGAAATTACTCAAAGAAGCGCTTCAGAACTCTGCTACCTCCTTCGGAGAAAACGATGTTCGCACCCAAAACTGGACCATCAAGCTGAATAATGCCCAAGCGGTGCTGAACGGAATGCAACGTGAAGTCAAGCAAAATGAAATCGTAATCAATGATCTGGGAACACAGACAGCAGAAACAAGTAGCCTCATGGACCGCTTTAAAAGCGCACTTGCAGCAGCTGCCTCAACCGCATCAGATGGCGAGTCGAGGTGGAGCAAACTGGGAGGAACGCTGAAAAACGTAGGAGCCACACTCGCAGCCACTTCAGCAGCAGTGGCAACGGCAGCTATGGCAACTGGAAAAGCCATCTTCGACATGGCCATGGAAACCACCAAAGCCGGAGATGAAGTGGATAAGATGAGTCAGCGTTTAGGACTATCTCGAGAAGGCTTTCAAAAATGGAATTATGTGATGTCACAATCCGGCATCGACATCAATGCCACACGTACCGGAATGAAGAACCTTACCAATTTATTGGACGATGCAACGAAGGGTAGTAAAACAGCTTCAGAGATGTTCTCCCGCTTAGGCTATAGCCTTTCCGAAGTGCAAGGGAAAAGCCAAGAAGAGATCTTTGAGATGTCGATACGCGCCTTGCAGAATATGAGCAGCGAAACGGAGCGAGCGGCTTTAGCCAACGATTTGTTTGGCAGAAGTGGCCAAGAAATGCTGCCTTTATTGAATACAACTTCTGAAGCAACCCAACAACTGCTCGATCGAGCCAGTCAGTTGGGTTTTGTAATGAGTGATGAAGCTGTTACTGCTGCCGTGGTCTTTGGGGATTCCTTGGATGACTTAAAGTCGGCCTTTGCCGGTGTCAAAAACAGCATCATGGGAGATGTCTTACCCGGATTCAATCTGGTGGTAGAAGGCTTAATCGGCTTATTAACCGGTGGTGAGAATGCCAGAGAGAAGATCAAAACTGGAGTGGCAGAAACAATTGCTACGGTCAGAGATATCCTTCCTCAAATTAAGGAAATACTTCTTACAATCATCGATGTCGCAGCGGAAGTCATCCCGGAAATCATTCAATCCATCGTAGGATTTCTAGTGGAGAATCTACCGGAAATTCTAAAAATGGGCACGGAGATTTTGCTGAAACTGATTGGTGGTATCCTGCAAGCAATTCCTGAAATCACGAAACAACTACCTGCCATCGTAACCGCCATCGCAGATACCTTGATCTCCTTCGCTCCTCAGTTCAAGGAAATCGGTAAAGACATCGTGCGAGGCATTTGGCAAGGAATAGTAGGTCTAGGTACTTGGCTAAAGGAAAAGATGAACGATTTCTTTGCCGGTATCGTAGGTGGTATTAAAGGCTTGCTCGGCATACGATCACCCTCAAAAATCTTTGCTGGGATTGGAGAAAACATGGCCGAGGGATTAGGAATCGGGTTTAGTGAGCAGATGATGCAAGTTAAGAAACAACTGAACAACGCGATCCCTCAGAGTAGTTTCGATTTAGGATTCAACACAAATCCCGTGAACAGCACCTCCGCTTTAGGGGATGCTTTGATCATGGTCAATGTTCCGCTAACTTTAGATGGTAAGCTATTAACTAGCAGCACCGGAAAAGTGCAGTATGGTCGCAATCAATCGTATGCCAGAGCCTTGGGGGTGATTCCGGTTTGAGCAAATTAGTTTTCTGTGATACATCTTTGACTCCTTTAGCAACTTTGAAAGCTGCAGTTTCAGCAAAACGCACCGAGCGCTTGAATGGAGAAAACACACTCGACTTCGTGTGTCCTGCTAGAGATGCTGCAGTAGAACATTTGAATGAAAACACTGTTGTTTCTTTGGCTGGGGATTATTTTGACGTAGTCTTTCTACGTCGAGAACAATTAAGCAATGGCTGGATGCAGGTTACAGTCGAATGTGAGCAGGTCAGTTATCGATTGAATAACTCGGAATATCACTTGCAGTATTTCACCATGTCTAATACACCAGGAGCCATCCTTGCAGCCTTATTAAGCGGAACTGGATTTTCTGTGGGAACAGTCGAGTTTAGTGTTGTGACCACCTTCTCTTTACAGGAAGCATGTTCTCGCAGAGCCGCTTTGCGATTGTTTGCAGAGTATCTGCAAGCCGAATTAGTCTTTCAAGGATTTCGGGTCAACCTAGTTCAACAGCGGGGTAGCACTACAATTAAAGAACTGAGAGTCGGTAAGGAAATCACCGTCATTTCACAAAGCATCGATAAACGTCAAAGGGATAATTTAGGCAATCCCATTGTTTCCATAGACTGTGGTGTGTATCGGGGAACGAGCTTGGCATTGGGAGATGTGGTGGAGTTAGATTATCCCTCCTTAAGCATTCAATCTACCTTGCGTATCGTTAGTCTCAGTTATGATCCTTATAACCCAGCGAACCTCTCGATCGAAGTCGGTAACTTAGCTGCACGCCTAGAGAATGATCTCTATCGCATCGAAACCCAAACTTTAGCAAAAGAAAAAGTCTATAACGGCACTCGCATTGGCCCTTCGGAAGGATTTGTGGTAGAGCGTAGCGATGGCAAAGCTCGAACCGTAATGAATGCGACCGAAGGTATAAGTATTTATAGCAATGAAGGTTCGGGCTTGGAGCGTCAGTTCTATGTTGACACCAATGGCCGGATCATTGCCAAAGCTTTAGATATTGCCGGTGACTCTACCTTTGGTGGAACCGTCAAAGCCAGTCAGCTCTTGATCGGTGGAGTGAATGGGAATATCTCCTTTAATCAATTAACTGACACACCGACATATCCAGATGACGCCTATATCACGCAAATCACTCGTAATACCATCACGACTGGTTATGTCAATGCACTCAGCGTTATCGCCGGGTCTGTGGCTGCAGAGAACCTTACCGGGAGTACGATTACAGGAAAGCTCATTAACGGCGGCACCATAACAGGAGCCTTGATTCGAACTTCTGAAACCGGTCAACGGTTGGAAATTGACTATAATAATCGTTTGGTGATCCGCTCCAATGCATATGGAAACCCGGTGTGCTTCGTTTTGGATTACGTTGCTGCCAATCAGGAGATCTTCTTAAGGACGCTAACCGGGTATAAAATCAAGATTCAATCCGTAGGTGCCAACATGTCGATTGGTGCGTATGGTACAGGATACAAACTCTACATCGACAGCACCATGGACTTAGGGGGCAATAGCATCCTAAATGCCGGCAATATGCTCACCACCAGTCAAATCAATACTGCAATTGCCAACGCCATTGCAGCACACGTCAGTCAATACCATTGATGAGGGGGAATCGAATGCGATGATTATCCATTACTATAACATCTCCATGACGAGAGGAGACACCGCATCCCTTATCGTGAAAATGCGAGATCTTGAGGGCAATCCCGTTCCCTTTCAACCCGGAGATGTGGTTTATTTTACCATCAAGAAATCTGCGGATGTGGTGGAGAAAGTCTTACAAAAGCAGATCACCGACTTCGTGGACGGTAATGCGGAGATTTACATCTTGCACGAGGATACCAAGGATTTAGCGACCGGTGATTATGTCTACGACATTCAAGTCAACCGAATCGAAAACCAATCCGTCACAACCATCATTCCTCCCAGTCGCTTTAGCTTAAGTAAAGAGGTGACCTATGAGTGAGGTAAACATCATCGGGATCATCGAATCCAAGACCTTAGAAATCCAAGTAGAGATCATTGGAAGTGGGCCGAGAGGACCACAAGGGCCACCCGGTGAGGTCTACATTCACCCAGACACTCATCCGGCAGAAATGATCGTTGAATCAGAAGAGCGCGTCTTCTTGAGCAATCAAGAGAAGACAGCGCTCTTATCTTTTACGGAATCGTATGTGCATGACCAGATAGCTTCCAGTGCAGCTTGGACGGTTATGCATAATTTGAGTAAATATCCCAACGTGACCATCCTTGATTCGGCAGGGACTTTGGTGATCGGTGAGATCGAGTATATCAGTAAGAACATCTTAGTTCTCCGCTTTGCTGCAGAGTTTTCAGGTAAAGCGTACTTAAGTTAAAGGGAGAGTGATTTCATGAGGTATGAAACCAATATAGACCTAAATAAAAACGAACTGCAGAATGCAGCTCTACAAAAACTAACCGCTGCTCCCGCCACTCCGGTCAAGGGGCAGATGTATTTCAACACCACAGATAATCGTGCCTACTCTTACAATGGCACTGTTTGGGTAGCCATGGACGCAGTCGATGCTCCCAGCGAGACCCCTACTACCTTAGGGTCTATTGTTAATGGAGCAGATGCGAAAACAACTCCAGTAGACGCAGACTTAATTCCATTAGTGGACAGCGCTGCATCTAATCTATTAAAGAAGCTAACCTGGGCTAACTTGAAAGCTACTGCCAAAACCTATTTCGACACGCTCTATGCGGCGATCTCTCATAGCCATGATGCATCTGCGATCAATGCCGGGACTTTACCTGTTGCAAGAGGCGGAACTGGAGTCACCAGTGTGGGTGCGCTAATGGCGAGCATGGGGATTATCGAGGGGATTTGCTCTACTTCATACGGAACCAACCCGAAAGTAGTATCGTTTGCCGTCAACCCAGTAACCATGAATCCCGGCTCTGTTTTTGCAGTGAAATTTGAAGCGGGTGGAATCCCAGGGGGATCGGCATTACGAATCAACTCCACGGATTATCCGATCTTAACGCAAACTAATGGTTACACTAATATGGCAACTGGAGAAGCTCCAAGCCCAGGAACCTATCTTTTTGCTTATATCCCCACTCCAGCAGCTCATGTTGTTTTATTGAATCCATCTCCCACATTAGCGGAAACCAAATCGGTGGGAACGAACTCGAGCGCAATTGCAACCACCGCTTTTGTGAATGCCGAAATCGCTAATGATGCAGCTCCCATAGCCCATGTGGGTGCAACTGGAACCGCTCATGGTGTTGCTACGGGTTCGGTGAACGGTTTTATGACTTCAGCCGATAAAACCAAGTTAGATGGAATTGCAACCAGCGCAAACAATTATGTTCATCCCAATCATTCTGGTGATGTGACTTCCAGCGGAGATGGAGCAACCAGCATTACAGATAATGCGGTAGTCAATTCAAAATTAGCAGATATGGCTGTGAACACTCTGAAAGGTCGTATCACCACTGGCACCGGTGATCCTGAAGATTTGACCGCAGCCAATGTTCGTTCGATTCTTAACGTCGCAGATGGAGCGAATAATTATGTTCATCCCAATCACTCCGGGGATGTGACCTCTACCGGAGATGGTGCAACAGCAATTGCAGCCAAAGCTGTAACCCTGGCCAAGATGGCGGATATGGCTACAGCTAGCATTCTCGGTCGAAAAACAGCTGCTTCTGGCTCACCGGAAGTCTTATCCAAAGCAGATGTGCTTACCCTTTTAAATGTTGCAGATGGAGCGCAAGTCAATACGGTGACCAGTGTTGCGGGGAAAACCGGAGCTGTTACCTTAGTCAAAGGTGATGTCGGCTTAGGCAATGTGACCAATGATGCGCAAGTCAAAAAACTAGCATCCTCGACCAATGGCAATATCCCGACTTGGAACGGAACCACCGGAGATGCTTTAGCTGCTGGGTATTCTGTGGAAACAACGCTTAGTGGGGCAAGCACAGCCATCCCCAGAGCCGATGCGGTGAAGGCTTATATCGATGGACTCTTAAGTGCCTCTGATGCGATGGTATTTAAAGGGACCCTTGGAACCGGTGGAACCATTACCGCTTTGCCCACCACCTATTCTGCAGGATGGAGTTACAAGGTTATTAATATTGGTACCTATGCTGGGAAAGTGTGCGAAATCGGGGATTTGATTATTGCCATTGTGGATCGCGCAGGAACCGGCAATGTCGATACCGACTGGATTGTGATTCAGACGAATCTTGATGGAGCTGTTATTGGACCGGCATCCGCGACCGATGGAACCTTGCCTTTGTTTAATGGAACATCCGGTAAATTACTTAGAACCAGTTCTTATACACCTGCTTCCTTTGCAACCGCAACGCACAACCATATTGGTAGTTATACTCGTAAATACAGCTTGGCATTTGGGAATGGAACCTTGAGTACCTATGTTCTAACCCATAACTTGAACACCCGAGATTTAGTGGTTACTTTGCGCGAAACTGCTTCCCCCTATGCTGTAGTGATGTGCGATGTGGAGTTTGATACGGTTAATACAGTAACAGTCAAGTTTGCTACTCCCCCTGCGACCAACCAATATACCATTACAGTCGTGGGTTAGGAGCGTGAATCAATGCCTAAAGATCTTTCTCCTGGGATGATTAGTAAAAAAATGACCGCTGAACAGAACCTAACGCTGTCAGCAGTCAATGAGAAAATAAACATCGATTCGAGTGCGTTTTCGGCGAACCTTGTCATCCCTTGTGATACAGGAGCCGGAACAGTTTACTATAAGACAGCGGCCGTCAATACGCACTTTGATATCTCACCAACTATGGTCAATGGTCCCATTGACGATCTGTTGGCTGTTGGTGAAATCAAGACCATCACAGCCATTATTACCATGGGAGCATCGCCTTACAATTTCGCAGCTTTCCGGATCAATGGGGTCTCACAAACCATAAAGTGGGCAGGGGGATCTGCACCTACTTTAGCACAAAATGCGCTGAACATTTTCACTTTCTCCATCATAAAGACAGCGGCATCAACCTATACGGTGCTTGGAACAATGACGAAGTTTGCTTAAGGGGTGTACTGGATGAGCATGTTTTCTAGTTTTAATGGGGTCAGACGCTTTACTCCTCCAGGATCGGGTCTATATCCCTTTACCAGTCATGTCTTTACAAACTGTGGGGCTACAGGCCGAAATGGTCCTACTTTGGCCCAAATGCAAGCTGCATATAGTGGAGTAGCATGGGCACAGAATACGGATTTTTTGAGCCAAGGTGCTTATCAGGGGTATCAGAAGTGGACAGTTCCTGAAACAGGACTCTATCTGATTGAAGCTATTGGGGCCGCTGGCGGGTATGCCACAAACTACTCCAGTTATCCAGGTCGAGGAGCGAAAGCTCAAGCAACGATCCTTCTACAAATGGGCGAGTGTCTTATCATCGTAGTTGGACAATCAGGTGGGTATGCTCCCTTGGTAGGGGGTGGAGGTGGAGGGACGTTCGTCATCCGAGAAAGCGGGGTTATTCCATTAGTGGTAGCTGGTGGAGGTGGTGGTGCGCGTCAAAACTCAGACTATCGAGTGAACTATGGTGATGCATCCACGAGCACCGATGCTCGCAGCTTTTCACATTATCCCGACAATCGAGGATGTCCGGGTGCTGGAGGCTTTTCATCCAATGGCATGAACAGTTCCTATAGCGGTCCAGGAGCCCAAAGCTTTTATGCGGGGTTAGTGGGGTGCATGTATCCTGAATCCAATTCCGGTCTCGGTGGATTTGGTGGCGGGAGTTGCGGTGAATGGATTTATTGGGGTACTGCTGGACATGGAGGTGGCTTCTCCGGTGGAGCTCAATACAACTCCTATGGAACAAATGGAGCCGGGGGT